ACTTAAAGGTAAGTAATGGAACATCTGTTAGGAAAAGCACTCATTATAGTTGCAATACCTTTTGTATTAACTACAATTTATTTTGGTTCAAAGAAGGGGCACTACTATGAATCCGAACACTATAAGGGGAATGGCACCGCACACTAGAGTAAGATTTCATTTTGCAACATCTTCATTTGCCAGAATATATGGAGTTGATCGTTTAACATTTGATATGATCGACTTCTGTTATGACTGGGCACACACGGCAGAACAAGCACCATTAGATTGCTTAAACCACGTAGATAGATACTTCAGACAACTATGGGACACTTCGCAGCAACAGCACTAAACAATTCCTTTGTCTTGGGGTTCTTTTGTTATATTTTAGTCTTTGTACCTATCCTAGGAATCTGGGCAGTTCACAAATATAACTGGCAACACTGGGCTCCATTTGACAGTGGGCACAAGAAGTAGTATAATTATTGGGTAGTCAACGGAACGTAGCTCAGTTTGGTAGAGCTCTCGCTTTGGGAGCGAGCGGCCGTAGGTTCAAATCCTATCGTTCCGACTCATAAATATGACAACTATGAATTTTTATTCAGTGGAATACTGGCAAGAAAATTGGGATACACTCTTGGACAGAGTGGAGAATGGAGAGACAATAGGTATAGAGAATACAGAAACAGGAGAAAGAGCAGTAATGATACCAGCGGATGATGAACTCATACGCTTGTATACAGAATACAACAACGAAGCATCCTAATCCTGGGACTGTCGCCTATTGGTTAAGGCCGTCGCCTTATAAGCGGCTGAATCGGGTTCAATTCCCGACAGTCCTACCTTGCTGGTTTAGCAATCTGGCGAATGCAATCGACTCATAATCGATGTGAGGTGGGTTCGATCCCCACAACCAGCACTTGACAGAAACCCTGTCAAACCCCTATAATAGTCAGGTCAACACTCAAAACAATGACTCTCACTTCAAAATTCAAGAAAGACGTTCAAACCCTTCGTGGTGCAGCAAATGGTGATTTTTATCTTGATGTAAAGAATCCGAAACTTTTCAAAAAGGTTCGCCGTTACTACGAAAACGAAGGTGTAGTGTTCTCTGGTGATCCTCTGGATGATTATGAAATGCTTATGGAGTACGTTGCTAATGATCTTGAGTCTGTTGAGGTTGCATGACTAAAGTTCTTTTTGAACGTGAAGGATATCGCTTCATTGAAGCGGGTATTCTAGAAATCAACGGTAAACCAGACTATCGCTTGCAAAAGAAAGACTACTACACAAAACGATGGAACGATATCTATCTTTTTGATAATGGTCTTCAATGCACTACTGCAATGGAAGACATTGAGTATGCGAAATGGTTAGATCCTGATCGCGTCCCTTGTTATGTAAGGGATGACGATGAAGACACGGAGAGTCTCTAAAAGGACTGGTGGAGTCATCCCTAATAAATGCCCGTGACGGAGACACGCTAAAATCTGCCCTGGTCGGGATGGTCATATGACCCCTGGAGTTTACTGCTTCTCTCAAAAGCAGTTGGTGCGGATGGGGCAACCCCGCCTAGTTTCTTGCTTCTAGTTAAAGAGCAAGTGGCGAGCCTGCAAACCTAAACGGAATCAAGGGGGGTTGACTACAACCTCCTTTTTTTATACAATCTAACAAAAACTAATATGACAATCTTAGTTACTGGCGGTGCTGGTTTTATTGGAAGTAATTTTCTTCATCATTTATGTAATGTTACTGATGAAGAGATTGTGTGTATCGATAGTTTAACTTATGCTGGAGACCGTAATAATGTTCCAAAACAAGTTAGATTATATCCTGTAGATATTGCTGATGAGTATAATTGTGACTTTATTTTCAAAAGACAAAAGGTTAGTACTGTATTTCACTTTGCTGCAGAAAGTCACGTAGACAATTCAATCAAGGATTGTTCTAAGTTTATTCATACAAACATTAATGGGACAGTTAATCTTCTTAACTTAGCAGTTAAACATAGCATTGAAAAGTTTATTCATATCTCAACTGATGAAGTTTATGGATCAATACAATATGGTTCATTTAATGAATTTTCAAATTACTCTCCAAGAAACCCTTACTCTGCATCAAAATCTGCAAGTGATCACTTTGTGATGGCATATCACAATACTTATGGTTTGCCAGTGAATATTACAAACTGTTCAAATAATTATGGGCCTAGGCAATACAGAGAGAAACTGATACCAAAAATTATCACCAATGTTATGGAGGATAAAAAGATTCCTGTATATGGCAATGGGCAGCAAGTAAGAGATTGGTTATATGTTCAGGATCACTGTACTGCACTAATAAAGGTTTGGAGGGATGGTAAGATTGGTGAGAAGTATAATATTGGAGGTGGATGTGAATTAAAAAACATTGACCTTGTTAAAAAAATATTAGGTATGATGGGAAAAAGTGAAAGTATGATAGAATATGTTGAGGACAGACCAGGGCACGATCTTAGATATTCTACTAATAATTACAAGATAAAGAACAATTTGTTCTGGGCTCCAATGTACTCTATCGATCACGGATTACAAAAAACAATTGAATGGTATGAACGCAACAGGAACTAAACTAAAGGATGCTTACATCCTGACAACAAAAATTTACGAAGATAGTAGAGGCTCTTTTAGAGAATCATTTAATCTTCGTGAAGTTCAAAAAATCATTGGAGATTATGAGTTTGTTCAAGATTGTCACTCAATATCTGCAAAGAATGTTGTTCGTGGTCTTCATTATCAGATTGAACAACCTCAAGGAAAGATTGTTCGATGTCTCCGTGGCGAAATTTATGATGTGATTGTAGATCTTCGTCAGAGTTCGGAAACGTTTGGAGAATGGATTGGAACCAAACTGGCACCAGGCCCAATTCAACTTTGGGTTCCCCCTGGTTTTGCTCACGGGTTCTCTGTTCTTTCTCCTACAGCAGAAGTTCTTTATAAGGTTACTGACTATCAATATAAAGAGCACGAAAGAACTCTTCTATGGAATGATAAGAAACTGAATATCAACTGGAAAGTTGGTGATTCGATTATGTCTGAGAAGGATAGACAGGGTATTTCTTTTGAAGAGTGTGACAAGTATGAATAAGATTTCTGTCTATGGTGCCACTGGATTTATCGGTGGCACTTTTTGCGATATGTACCCTGATGAAGTTGTAAAAATTGCAAGGGATGAAAGACAACCCCAATCAAATAATATTTTGTATTTGATTAGTACAACATCAAACTACAATGTTCTTGAAGATGTAACTCTAGATGTTAGAACAAACCTAAACGTTCTGATGGAAACGCTGGAGTATTGTAAGTCAAATGATATTGTCTTTAACTATGTGAGCACTGGTTTTGTTTATGGACAAGACATTTGTTATGCAAAGGAAGATGACTTTTGCGATCCTCAAGGATTTTATTCAATTACAAAACGAACTGCAGAACAATTGATTATCTCTTTCTGTAAAGTCTATGATGTGAAGTATCGCATTATGAGAATTGCAAATGTTTACGGTCAAGATAAGACTGTTTCTTCAAAGAAAAATGTTCTTGGGTTTTTGGTTGGATTGATGAAAGAGAATAAACAAATCACTCTGTATAATAATGGAGATGATTTGAGAGACTATATGCACGTCACTGATATTTGTAGGGCTCTTAAACTTGTAGTTGATAAAGGAGAAACAAATTCAATCTATAACATTGCAAGTGGTACTGCTCTTCCTTTCCGTCATATTGTTGAATTATGTAAAAAACTTCTTGGGAGTGAGAGTGAACTTGTATCTGTTGAAACGCCAAGATTTAATCAACTAGTTCAATCTAAAAACTTTGCTTTAAACGCAGATAAATTGATCAAACTTGGATTTGAACAAGAGGTTGATTTGTACCACGGGTTGCAATCCATCTGTAATTGATCTATACTATATAATAGGAGTGAATAATTTTTATGTCTGATTACAAGAAGACAGCACTGGTTCTTGGTGCTGGTGGATTTATTGGAAGTCATATGGTCAAGAGACTTCGTGCTGAGGGTTACTGGGTACGAGGAGTAGACCTGAAGTATCCAGAATATTCTCAAAGCGAAGCAAACGAATTTGTTACTGGCGACTTGCGTGATGTCAGTTTTGTTCGTCGATGCATTCGTTTCACTGGTTACCTTGGCAATTTTTATCAACAGATTGTAGATAAGTTTGCAGAACCTTTTGATGAGATCTATCAGTTCGCTGCTGATATGGGTGGTGCTGGTTTTGTATTCACTGGTGAGAATGATGCAGACATTATGCACAACTCAGTTACTATCAACTTGAATGTTCTTGATGAGCAG